CCCCGAGGCTGATCGTCAGTCAGTCATGGCGACGCTCGGCGACTACGCCGATGCGTTCTCGCAGGTGCTGCTCGTGGGCGGCGACACGCTCAAGGCTGATGCAGCCCAGGCGGCAGGGATCGACGTTGACGTGTGGGTGGACGATTCGCCGCAGACGATCCGCTCCGCAGAGAAGCGAGCCGAGCCCGGCACCGTCTCGGAGGGCGACTTCGTCTCGTGGGGCTCCGCTGGCGGGCGAGCTCGAGGACGCATCGACTACGTCATGGGCGACGGCACGCTCGATGTGCCTGGGACCGACTTCAAGATCAACTCGACCGAGGACGACCCGGCGGCGCTGATCACGGTGTACGAGGAGGTGAGCGGCGGATGGAGGGCGACCGAGACGCAGGTCGGGCACAAGGTGAGCACGCTCACGAAGATCGACGCGCTGCCCGAGCCGCCGCCTGCTGAGGAGCCACGGGCGAAGCCACGGAGGCGGAAGCGTGGCGGGTAAGTATGACCACATCGACTTCACGCCCCCGGCTGGCGTGCGGGAAGAGGCTGCGAAGGGTCTCGCATGGCGAAGCGAGTACGGCCGAGGCGGCACGGCAGTCGGCGTTGCCAGAGCACGCGACCTGAGCAACGGAGTGAACATCAGCCCCGAGACGGCTCGGCGGATGAAGGCGTTCTTCGACCGGCATCAGACAAACGTCGGGACGACAGGCTGGAGCCCCGGCGAGGACGGTTTCCCATCCCCGTCCCGCATCGCTTGGGCTCTTTGGGGCTCGGACCCCGGCTGGGCGTGGAGTCGGAAACTGGTGGAGCAGATGAACGCAGCGGACGAGAACGACAGGAGCCACACGATGAACATCGAGCGACGTTCCCTCGCGATTGACGAAGTCGAGTCAGCGATCCCGCTGCTCGCGGTCGAGAGCCGCAGCGAGGACGACGGCAGCGAGCGCGAGTACATCGTGGGCTACGCAGCGAAGTTCGGCGTGCTGTCGCTGGAGCTCGAAGGCTCGTTCATCGAGCGGATCGATCCCGGCGCGTTCGGCATCGTCGCCGAGCGTCGCGGGCGTCGGAAGCCGCTGGAGACGCGGGCGCTCTGGAATCACGACGCGAACTACCCGCTCGCGAGGTACCCCGGCACGCTGTCGCTCAAGGTCGATGATGTCGGGCTGCGGTATGAGTTCCCTGTGCCCGACACTTCCTACGGCCGGGACATCGCGAGCAATATCCGTGCGTCCATTGTCAAGGGAAGTTCTTTTAGTTTCACAGTCCCAAGCGGCGGTGACGCCTGGAGCGTCGAGGACGGCCGTAGCGTCAGGACGATCCAGCGGATCGACTCGCTGCTCGATGTCGGGCCGGTCACGTTCCCGGCATACCCCGACGCCGACGTGAAAGTTGCCCAGCGGTCCTACGATGCGTTCCGCCGTCAGCGTGACGCCGAGGCTCATCGTCGCATGGCTGCGGCGGCTCGTGCCCGAGAACTCCGCGAGTACCTGACCAAGCATGGCCGCTAAGTCCGGCGACACGTGTCCGCGTTGCAGCGCGGCAAGACTCAACGTCTACGCCAGCCAGAGTCGCGGCGAGTACCAGACTCGCTATCTGCGTTGTCCGCGATGCGGGCACAACGACAAGAGCGTCGTGCCTGTCGAGTTCATTCGACGCCGAGCAGTGATACCTAATTAGGTATCTACCCTCGGGCTGCTACTGCAAGGGTGCCGGTCTGGCTCCGTAGGTTCGTGGATAGGTGGCGTGAGCGCCGCCGCATCCCGACCAAGGAGTCACGCCGTGGACAAGATCAAGGCACTGCTCGACGAACTCGCCGCTGTCGTCGCCGAGATGGAAGCGATGAGCGAGACCCCGGCCGAGGGCGACGCCCCCGCGATGGACGCCGAGGAGGAGTCGTCGCTTCGCTCTCTGTCCGAGCGTGCCGACAAGCTCCGCTCGCAGATCGAGCTGCTGCGTGCCATCGAGGCGAAGAACCTCGAACTGCGTGCCGTGCTGGAGCGTGGTGCTCCCGCCAAGGCGATCGAGAAGGCTGCTGCCGAGGAGGCTCCCGTGGAGAAGCGAACCGTCCCCGCGATCCCCGTGTCGCACGGCCCGCTCAAGGCGTTCCGTAGCGCCGAGTCGGCGTACCGCGCTGGCATGCACCTGCGTGGCTATGTGTTCGGCGACGCCGAGGCCCGTCGGTGGTGCGTCGATCACGGCGTCGAGAGCCGCGCCCAGGCGGGCGGCGTCAACTCGCTCGGCGGTGTCCTGACTAGCCCCGAACTTGCCCAAGAGCTCGTCAGATTGGTCGAGGAATTTGGGGTGTATCCCCAGTTCGCTCGTCGCGTGCCGATGTCGAGCGACACGCTCAACATCGCCCGTCGCACCGGTGGGCTCGCCGCTCGTCCGGTCGGCGAGAACGCCGAGGTGCTCGCGAGCGACGTGACGTTCGACAACATCGAGCTCGTGGCGAAGATTTGGGGTGTGGCGAACAGGCTTCCGAACAGCCTACTCGAAGACTCCGTCATCGACCTCGCCGATCTCATGGCCGTGGAAACGGCGCAGGCGTTCGCCGAGGCGGTGGATAACGCGGGATTCGTCGGTGATGGCACCAGCACCTACCACGGCGTGCAGGGCATCACGAAGAAGATCCTCGAATCGAAGCACTCGGCGTCGGTCGTCAGCACGACCGCTGGCACCGAGGACACCTACGGCGAGCTCACGATGAAAAACTTCACCGACATGGTCGCGAAGTTGCCCATCTACGCCCGCCGGAATGCTCGGTTCTTCATCTCGCCCGCTGGCTGGGGCTCGGCGATGCTGCGGCTCGCGATGCTGCCCGGTGGAGCCTCTGGCCCCGGCGGAAACAGCACGAGCGACGTGGCCGCCGGATTCGGCGAGCGGTTCCTCGGCTACCCCGTGACGCTGGTTCACTCGATGCACTCCTCGCTCGACGATTCGAGCGGCGAGGTGGCCTGCCTCTTCGGCGACCTCTCGCAGGCCGCCGTCTACGGCGAGCGTCGGGCGATCCAGATCCGCACGGCGTCCGAGCGCTACGTCGAATACGACCAGGTTCTCACGTTCGCCACGACCCGCAACGCGATCGTCGTGCATGACGTGGGATCGACCACCAAGGCTGGCCCGGTCGTGGCTCTCAAGTTCGGCTGATGACTGACTGACTCTCAACCCTCCGAGGAGATCTAGACAGTGAACCATCTCGAAGCGACGAAGAGCGTCGTCGGTCACACCGAGAACCTGACTGCGGCGCAGACCCACACGCTGGTGATCGACCGTCTCGGCTACGAGTACGTGTCGCTCGACGTGGGGCAGGAGCCGTGGGCGAACGCGGGCTTTACCTCGCAGGCGTCCTTCACGGTGCTGAAGCTGTCCGAGTCGGACGACAACTCGTCCTACTCCGACGTGACGGCGTTCGTCGGTGGCGGCACCGGCGGATTCACGATCCCGACGCCGACCGCCACTGCGGGCGACGTGGTCGTGCGGATGGACGTGGATTGCCGTGGGAAGAAGAGGTACCTCAAGCTCACCGCCACGCCCTACACGACCGGCACCGTCTACACGGTCGCCCGGCTCGGCAAGGGCGTCGATGGCCCGGTCAGCGCCTCGGCGAAGGGCGTCAACGCCACGGTCAGCGGCTGATCGGCTTGACACGACCGACACAGTGAGCGGCGGGCGGCGACGAGCCGCCCGCCGTTTTCACTTGAGGGCTTTCTCGTGATCGTGCAGGTCGGCGATACGTCGGTCGAAGTTCGTGCCGAGGCGGTGCTGTCGGCTCCGAGGTTTGGACCCTTGACGAACGTCTTCGCGTTCATCGAGAGCCTCATGCCGCTGCACATTCGCCCGACGCTCGGGCAGGGTGCCTACTGGTCGATGGCCCTCACCAGGATGCTTGAGATGTTCTCGGACAAGACCGAGTACATCATCACGCTGGACTACGACACGTTCGTCACGCAGTCCGATGTCGAGAGGCTCTTCGCTCTGGCGATGACCTGCCAGTGCGACGCCCTCGCCCCGATCCAGGCGAAACGCGAGGACGGGCGGCCGATGCTCACGCTCCTCGACACGATGGACGACCCGCCCGCAGACGGGAAAACAGAACTGCCGCTGTCGTGGTTCGCCGAGCCTGTGCAGCAGGTCGATACCGCGCATTTCGGCTGCACGATCATCTCGACCAGGGCGCTCAGGCGAACGCTGAAGCCGTGGTTTCACAGCAAGCCCGACGCCGAGGGCGGCTGGGGCGACGGGCGGATTGACGACGACTTGTGGTTTTGGCGTCAGTTCAAGGCGAGCGGCAACCGCCTCTTCATCACGCCGCGCGTGTGCATCGGCCACGGCGAGTACGTGATCTCGTGGCCGAGTAAGGATTTCTCGGGTCCGGTGTTCCAGCACACGACGAACTGGCAGCGGACAAAGCGACCGCCCGAAACTGCATGGAGGGTCGGCGAGTGACGACAATCAGAGTGCGGATGAATCGTGCATACGGTGCCTACAAGGCGGGCGAGCTCGTCGAGGTGGATGAGTCCTTCGCGGCGAGGCTCTTCGCGTGGGGCTACGCCAAGCGGGAGACGCAGCAATCGCTGATCGAGACGGCAGCGGTGGAGCCCGTCGCGGAGCGAGCAGACGTGACGCCACGACGCAGGGGGCGACGGCATGAATGACGGCAAGCGGTATCGGTCGCTCAAGGTCGCCACGCAGCCGGTTGTCGAACCGGTGAGCGTCGCCGAAGCCAAGGCTCACATCCGCGTCGATGACAACACTGACGACGCCTACATCGCTGCGCTCATCTCGGCGGCTCGCGAGTACTGCGAGACGTACATGGACGAGACGCTCGTGGACACGCAGTACGTGATGCGGCTCGATGCGTTTCCGGCGGTAATCGAGTTGCCCCGCCCGCCGATGAGCCAGACCGCCGGACGCACGGCGGTGTCGATCGTCTACACCGCGAGCGAGGCGGGCAACACGGCGACGCTCTCGACGACCGAGTACCGCGTCGATCGGGACGCGAAGCCTGGCACGCTGCGGACGCTCTACGCCGGATCGTGGCCGAGTCACCTCCTCGACTACGGCAGCGTGACGGTCACGTGGTGGGGCGGTCGTGGCGACGACGGCAGCAAGGTGTCGCCGAGGGTCAAGGCTGCGATCCTCATGCTCGTCGGGCAGTGGTATGAGCGACGCATGGCGGCCGACTCTGTGTCTCTCTCCGAGATGCCGTTCGGTGTGAAGGCGCTGCTCGACAGCGTCAAGTGGGGATCGTACACATGAACGGACGCATCATCGTCGATTCGCAGTTCACCGACACGGCGTCGTCCACCGGCGTGTCCTCGACGAAGGTCGCGTCGCTCCAGACCTCGAACGAGTACACGTCGGGCAAGGTCGCCGTCGTCTCTGGCACGTGCGGCACGTCAGCCGTGACGATCACGCTCGCCTCGCCTGGGTACACGGCGGCGTCGGGTTCTGCCGTGTCGTTCTCGTCTGTCTCTCGGATCGTGTTCTCGGCGACCGGCGCGACGCTTGTGAAGTGCGTCGGCGGTGCCACGGGCAAGCCGCTCGTGATGTCGCGTGCCGAGCAGGGTGCCGTCTCGGAGGTCGGTGCGACCGAGACCTCGCTCCAGGTGAGCGTGGACGCAACCGCTGGCACGTCGTCCTACACGTTGGTGATGTATGGCGATTGATCCCGGCCGCCTCCGTGAGCGAGTCACGATCCAGAGTGCGACCGAGGCTCGCAACTCGATCGGCGAGGTCGTGCAGACGTGGGGCACGTTCGCCGAGGTGTGGGCGAGCGTGGACGGTCTGTCAGGCCGCGAGGTGCTCCAGTCTGGTCAACAGCAGACCGAGGTGACGCACCGCGTGCGGATGCGATACGTGACCGGGCTGACGCAGCGGCATCGCCTCTCGTGGCGTGGGCGGATTCTGGAAATCACGAGCCTGCTCGAACACAACAACCGCACCGAGCACGAGCTCCTGTGCGTGGAGGCGATCGACTGATGGCGACCGCAGGGATCACGATCACGGCAGAGATCGCCGAACTGCGAGAGTTGCAGACGGCGATCGGTCGCATCCTAGAGCCGCCCGAAAAGGCTCGCATCATCGAAGAAGCGCTGAAAAAGGCGCTCGCCCCAGCGCTGGAGCGTCTGAAGCAAAACACGCCCGAGGGACCGACCGGCAACCTCAAGCGTGCGGCATCGGTGAAAATCGTGCGGTACTCAAAGGACGGCAACGCGGTCGGGCTGCTCGGCTACAAGCGTGCGGGGAAGGGTGCGAGCGAGTCGGCTCAGGGCGGTCGAGTTCGCAAAGGATCGGACCGTGCGTTCCACCAGTTCTGGCTGGAGCAAGGCACGAAAGACACTGTCATCGACAAGCTCTCGAACACGCCATACGCCCGCAAGTCGCACACGCGACGCAACCGCAGCGGCAGCGTCACGACTGTGCGGGCTCATCAAGTGAGCGGGCAGAATGCCTACTACGCCTCGTCGTTCAACAAGTTGGGGCCGTTCAAGATTCAGCCGACTCCCCGACCGCCCCGAGGCGAGGAAGGGCAGCGAGTGCAGACGACGCCCGGCTACCCGCAAGCGTTCTTCAAGCGGTCGGCAACGCCGATCACGATCAAGGGTCTGCGGGCTGGCGGCATCCTCGGCCAGCCGCCGCTGAAAACGACGTGGGATCAGACCTCGACCACCGTCGCCGAGATCCTCCAGCGTGAGTTGCGGATCTCGCTGGAGCGTGCCCTCAGCACGCTGACCCGTTCGGCTACGGGGAACCTGTGATGTCGTTCAAGTCACCCGAAAAAGCCGTCGCCGACGCCCTGCTCGCCGACGCGACGGTGGCTGCGATCCTCGGCACCCGGATCTACCCCGTCCTCGCCCCTGCCTCGGCAGCCCTCCCCTTGGCGACGTGGCGGCGTCAGGCGGTCACCCGTGAGACGACGCTCGGCAACACCCGTGGCGGGCTCCCGGTCGTGACGCTCGCCCTGGAGCTCTACGCCGAGACCTATGAGGCCGTTCGAGAACTGGCTGACGCCTGCCGGTCGAAACTGGATGGGTGGGGGACCGCCGTGGCATCCTCAGTATCAGTGCGGCACGTCGCGCTTCAGAACGAGCAAGACGGGTTCGTGCAGTTGGCAGGTGGCGACCTGCCTCCGGTGTTTTCGGTCACGCAAACGTACACGATCCTCTGGCAGGAGACCTGACGATGCCCGATCCCTCGACGCCTCATGACGGTGCTGGAACGGTCCTCAACCTGTTCGGCACCGTGTACACGGTGACCAACATCGTCATCAGCAACACGAACCCCGGCGCTGCCGCCGAGGCGACCGTGGACGTGGGGCACCTCGGCCAGACGACCGGCGAGACGCTGGCGACGCTGAGCCGTCCGCTCGTGATCCCGGCCGACGACGGCGGCACGGGCCGCTCGGTCACGTTCGACTACCTCGGCAAGACCATCATCCTCGACGCGGCGACGGGCACGATCACGATCACGACCGGCGGCACCACGCTCATCAACGGCAAGGCCGCCACCGTGTCGTCGAGCACGCTGACGCTCGCGACGAACGACGCGATCCGTGGTCAGGCGACGATCACCGTGGCTCGCTGACCGTGACGGAGGTCCGTCATGGCCACACGAGTCTCGGGAGTTGCTGTCACGTGGGGCGGCACGCAGATCGAGCAGGTGTCTAGCGCCACGCTCGATCTCGTCCGTGAGATGCCGGTGGCTCGCACGGCACGGTGGACCCTCGACCTGGGCGAGGTCACGCTGCCAGCGTTCACCCGAACGGCGCTGCCCGAGAGCCAATACGGCGTGCGGGCTCGCCTCGTGATCACGGCGCAGAACGACCAAGGCACCGCCACGTCGAGCACGTTCACGGTGTTTGACGCGGACTGCGTCTACCTCGGTGCCGAGCTCCGTGGCGAGCTCAACGGGGTCTGGCAATTTGACCACCGGTTCAAAGTCATGGATACGGTCGGCGTGACCGCTACGTATCCATCGTGAGGTGAGTAACACATGGCGACACTGACGGCAGAGCAGATTCTCGCAAGCAACGACGCCGGGCTCATGGGACCGATCACCGTGCCCGAGTGGGGCGGTGACGTGTTCATTCGCGTGATGAGCGTCGGAGAGCGTGACTCCTATGAGCGGTTGTGGATTGGGAAGAAAGACTCCGGCATCGAGAACTTCCGGTCGGAGTACCTCGCCCGCTGCCTATGCAACGAGAAGGGCGAACTCCTGTTCACCCGCGCCCAGGTCGTCGCACTGGCGAGCCGCAGCGGTGCGGTCGTCGGTCGGCTCTTCGACTCGGCGCTCAAGCACAACAACATGACGGAGGCCGATGTCGAGCAGTTGGCAAAAAACTAAACGCCTCGCCATCGCGGAGGTTTCTCTTCGCGCTGGCGGGGCATCTGCGAATGACCGTTCGCGAACTATGCGAGCGGATGGATTCGCGGGAGTTGAGCGAGTGGATGGCATACACGCGGTACTTCGTCCCGCTCTCCGACCCGTGGCTCCAGACAGGACTGCTCGCCTCAATCGCGATGGCACCGTACACGGACCCGAGGAAAGGCAAGCCGCCGACCGCAGAGGATTTCATTCCGAAGGCAAGACCACCGCAGCACGAGTCGCAGGACCGCGAGGCGATCCTGCGTCTGCGACGTGAGATGGGAATCGTGGACTGAACCATGGCGAACATCCTCGGACTCGCGCTGAAGATCAGTGCGGACTCGACGCAACTGAAGCTCGATCCGGTCGAGCGTGCGCTGCAAACTCTCGGCAAGGAAGCCGACAAGGTCACGAAGATTTTCGACGAGTTCGCCTCCACTAGCGAGGCCGCCGCTAAGGCGCAGGACTCTACGGCGAAGGCACTGCAAGACCTCACGGCTGCAAGGCGAGCCGGAACGATTTCCGCCGAGCAGTTCGCCAAGTCGTTCGAGGACGTTCGCAACGCCGCGACCGAGGAGGCGACGGCGCTGCGTCGCGCCGCTCAGATCACTGAGCAAAACATCACTCCGCTCCAGAGGTATGAGCGTGCGGTTGCAGAGCTACGGGAGCAGGTGGCTGCGGGAAGGATTTCGCAGGACACGTTCAACCGCGCGATGCAGGCCGCCAGAACGGACCTCGATCGCACGTCGCAGTCCGCCAAAGGCACGGGCACGCAACTCGAAGGCATCTCGCGTCAGCTCACAACCATCTCCCGGCTCCAGATCGGGCGGGCAATCGTCGATGGGTTTCAGGTGCTGTCCGGCGCTGTGCGTAGTGCGACCAGCCAGATCAGCGGCATCGTGTCGAGTGTGTCCACGTCACTCGATTCACTCAACGACCTGAGCAACCGGATCGACGTGCCGGTTCAAAAGTTACAGGGGCTCGGTCTCGCCGCGAAACTCTCGGGCGTGGATACGGAGCAGTTCGCCACGGCGGTGACGCGGCTCGGAGTGTCGATCGGTAAGGCTGACCCAGGCGGTGCGTTTGATAAGACGCTCCGCTCGGTGGGCGTCTCGCTCGCCGAGATTCGCGGGCTGCGGCCCGAGCAGCAGTTTGAGGCGATCTCGGCGGCGATCGGTGCGTTGCCGACATCAGCCGACCGTGCCGCTGCCGCCGTCGAGATCTTCGGCAAGCAGGGCGCGGCCCTCGTCCCACTGTTCAAGGAGGGCGCTGCAAGCGTCGAGGAGCTCACTGCGAGAGCCGAGCGTCTCGGGATCATCGTGGGCGAGGATCAAGTCGCCAGCATCGCCGAGTTGAATGACGCGTTCGACCTCGTGCGGGCGACGGTCGAAGGCATCATCGGTCAGGTGACAGGCAATCTCGCGCCGGTGGTCACCGCGTTGGCCGAGGACTTCCTGACATTCGTCGAAGGCTTTGAGAGCACCGAGGCCACAGGCGGCACGGCGCTAGCCGATCGAATCACCGACGCTCTTCTAACTGGAGCGGAGGCGCTCGCTGGAATCTTTGACCGAGTAGTTGCAGAGTTTCAGCAGTTCACCGTGGCGATCGGCGATGTCAGTGATGTTTTCGCCCGCGTAACTAGCGGTCTGCAGGCGGCTTTCGATGTTGGCCGTGCCTTGTTTGAGCTCGGACAGTCGATTGTTTCTGCGGTCACATTTGGCATCGGCAAGATTCTGGAGCAATTGGGGCGAATCCCTTTCCTTGCTGATCTCGGAGAGACCGGCCGAGCGCTGGCTGACGCTGCCTTCGAGCAGCTAGAGCAGAACGCTGAGCAATTCAAGAACTCTGTCGATTCGGCGATCGTCAACGCAGGTGATGCAATTTTTGGCGAAACCCCCGCCGAGGCTGGCGAGCGTGGTGCTGGCGCAGCCGAGCAGTACATCACGAACTTCCGGTCGCAAATCGAAGAGGCCCGCTCTCCTGAGTTCCGAGTCGAAACAAACATCGAAAGCACCCGAGAGGCATTCGACTCGTTCTTCGGCGGTCTGGTAGATGATTCAAGCCGCGTAACCGGGCTTATGCGGGACTTCGAGGCGGCAGTCGCGGCTGCACAAGCAGACGCCGCACTCACGGCAGATGAGATCGCGCGCATCAACGAACTACAAGAGGGCGTCAACGCTGCGATTCAGCAGGAACTCGCCCTGCGTACCGAGGCGGTGACGGCGGCTCGCGAGCAAGCAGACGCAGACGCCAAGCGAATCGAGTCGCTTCTCAAGACAACCGACGCAACGCAAAAAATCATTGATGACTTGTCGGCAGTCGAGCGTGAAATCGCCCGCGTTCAACAGGAGATCGCCGAGACCGGCACAGGCGACAGCGGTGCCGCACAGGGGCGACTCGATGAACTGCGGGCGCTGCAGGGGCAACTCGACGAGCAACTGCAAGCCGCAGCCCAAGGGTTCGAGGGTGGCTTCGAGAAGGCGTTCGAGGCGACGGGCCAGAACTTCAACCGGCTCGCGGAGCAGGCGCAGCAGTTCGGTCAGGCTGGATTCGACGCCGCCGCACGCCTTCAAGAAGGCATCGCCGCCGCACAGGAGCAAGCACGCGACGGCATCCTCAACCGTGAGGCGTTCGAGGCCGAGGTCGCCCGCCAGCAGCAACTCTTCGAGCAGGAGATCGCGAACGTCAAGGCGGTCGCAGACGAGCGAGCGAAGGTCAACGAACTCGTCGATCAGCGTTTTCTACTCGCCCGGTTCGGTGGCGATCAGCAACGTCTCACGGCGGCGCAGAACCTCGCGGCACTGGAGCGAGAGATCGGGCGCGTTCAGGCTGACGTTCAAGCGGCTCGTGCTGCCGGGAACCAGGAGCAGGTCAACGCCGGGATCGTTCGCCTCGGGCAACTCGACCAAGTCGCCGCCCAAGAGCGCGACATCGCGAGCGGTCGTCGTCAGTTGGAGCAACAGCTCGGCCAGCAGCGAGAGCAGTACCTCCAGCAACTTGAACAGCAGCAACAGCAAGCCCAGCAGGCCCAACAGAAATACCTCGAAGAGCAGGCGAAGGCCGTCGAGGCCGAGAACCAGCGTCAGGTCGCCCGCATCCGCGAGCTCAACACACTCGGCAGCGGTGTCATCCAGGGCAACGACATCCGCACCGCCGAAGGCGCGGCGCTCTTCCTCAACCTCGCCGCTAACCAGCAAGACCCGGCGCTCATCGAGGCTCGTCTCCAGACGCGGCGGCTGACGGAACTACGTGACACGCTCGTGGCGATCTCAGCACAGTTCGCCGGGCCCGTTGTCCAGATCGGTGGAGGAGTCGGCTGATGGGCGTCGCACATCATCGCGAGCTACCGCGCTCGAACAAGTTCCGCCTCGGCGAGGCCCGCGACCTCACGCGGCAGTTCGTCGTCACGCACGACGCTTCTGGGCAGGCGACGACAGCGAACGAGGTCGCCGCCGCGCTGTCGCTCGATATCGGCGTCGCTCATCCCGAGTACGCGGGCGTACGGTGCGTCGAAATCGAGTACGAGGAGAACTACGAGGGTTCGCAGTACCACTCGCTCGTCACTGCCAAGTACAGCTTCCCGAGCGGCGGGCTCGATCAACTCGCGGCACCGACAAGCCGCCCGGCACTGTGGACGTTCACGACGCAGGGTGCGACGGTGCCCGCACTCTTCTACTACGATGGCGCTGGCAACGGCAATCAGCAGCCGCTCACCAACAGCGCGTACGACTACTTCGAGGGGCTCACGACCGACGAGGCTCAGTGCAAAGTCGTCATCTCGCAGAACCTCGCTACGTTCCCGTCATCGTGGGCGATCGGGCTGACGAACACGATCAACTCGACGACGTGGATCGGCGGTGCCACGCACTGCTGGAAATGCCAGGGCATCAGCGGCGAACTCAGGTATGAGGAGTACGGCGGGACGCTGCACCGATTTTGGGCGGTGAAGGTCGAGATCTTGTTCCGTCAGACGGGGTGGCCGCTGCAACTGCCCGACGTTGGATTCAACTTTCTAAGCGGCGGGCAGAAGCGTCGTGCGATGGTGTTCGACTTCCAAAATGCCGAGTGGGTCGCCTCGCCCGGCCCGGTCGGACTCGACGGCAGCGGCAACCAGACGCTCGGCGCTCCCGCAATCCTCACAAGGCGCGTCCACCGCGAGGTGGACTTCAATTCGTACTTCGGCTCACCGCCAGCGTAGGAGGCTCCCCATGCCAGACATCACGTACAACGTGCAGGTGAGCGCCTCGCGTGGCGCTCTCGTACAGCAGTTCTTCGCCAATGGCATCACGACCGACATGAGCACGACCGGCGTGCTCGCGGCGACGCTCGATCTCACGACGGCTACGAGCCAGTTCGTGACCTCGGCCGCCTCGACCCTTGGGCTTTGCTTTGCCCGCTCGCTCGTGACGAGCACGAACCAGACCGCCACCGTGTCGTTCGGACGCCTCGACGGCACGACGCTCCACGAGACGGTGCGGCTGCGTCCCGGCGATGCGGCACTCTTCCGGCTCGCCCCCGGCAACTACGCCGCGAAGGCGGCGGTATCCGGTCGCCTCATGCTCCAAGTGCTGGAGGACTGAGCGTGGCCGACCCGGTGATCTTCGATCGCTCGTCTGCCGAGCGGATCGCGAGCGCCGTGCGTCGCGTCGAAATCGGCGACCGAGCGGAGGCACCACTACGGTTCGACACGGTCCCGCCGTCACAGCAGCGGAGGACGTTCCGCATTGCGACGTTCACTGGGGCGTGGGCGATCGAAGCCACGAAGACTGTCACCTTCAAGTACCAGACGAGCACGCCGAACACGGCGAGTGTCCTCAACCTGTTCTTTCCGTACCCCGCTAGCACGAAAGCAACAGACTGCGCGATCGCCAGAGATGGCACCGCATGGCACTTGATCGACGTGCCGTTCGAGACGGCGACGGCGATATTTGTGTCATTGACCGCAAGTCAGACAGTGGTCTCTGATGTGTCGATTGTCGCTTCGCCGATTACTGCTACAGCATCTATCGTGTCAGGGATCACGATTGCCGCCACTCTCAATACTAGCAACTGCAATATCTCGGTCAGTACAACACAAACTACTGGCAGCATCGCGTTTGCTTCAGGGATAACGTCTACCGTCACGAAAACTACTGCGTCGTTTACGGTCATTAGTTCAACCTTTTCAGCCACGTTTTTGACGTGGAGGCTGACGTAGTGGGAAACCTTGTAAATAAATGCTCGTGCTGTTGTCCTCAGCCAGAAGGCGCATGCTGTCTTGGCGATTTTTACACGCAGGCGGTGATATCGATTGCTGGTGTCGCTGCTCAAGATTTTGGCGGCGCGGTAATCCCTGAGTTCTTGGGGTGCGATTGCCTAAATATCACAGTAGTCATCGACTTGTCGTTCGATGGACCGGACCCGTTGGTCGAGTTTGTTCCCGATTGCGGCAATTTAGGGGGGCGTCAAGGGATTCTGTTTTTTCGCAATTACAGAATTCGCGCATCCAAGGGGACTCCGATGTGGTGCGAGAACATCGGAGAGGACAATGCCGCGATCAATCCGGCTCTCGGCATATACAGACTTCATGCGTTCGGGCCTGGGAGTACGCTTGCCATTGCGATCGAACTACAAAGCGAGTTCAACCAAAACAATTGGACACCGCAAGGCGGCGTCAATGTTAATAGGGCATCACCTAATGCTACGGATCGCGTCTTGCGGGCGATGTGCCCTGGGTATCAACGCCCTGCGCTTACTTGTTCCGAGTACATGCAGGCCGCCTTGGAGGCATTCGGCGGTCTTCCTGTGCAACTAACCACAAGCGGCCCGTGCGACTACAGAAACGCCACCGTCACGCTGCAACTGCAATGAAACTATGTGAGTTTCGGATTGCGTCAGAAGATCAATCAAGTCACACAGTAGTGTGCGTCCACTGCGGTCGTCGCGTGATTCTTCCGAATGCGTCGCGCGGCAATATCATTGCTCGATGCCGTGGGGCCAGCGAGACAAGATGGCGGCATCATTCTTCTGAAAAAAGAAATGCTGCTGGTGACCGGCCCGGCACAGCCCTCAAGTCCCTCCTCGCCACCATTGGCATCACGGCATCACCGAACTGCTCATGCCAGCGTCACGCAGCCGAGATGGACGCACGAGGCTGCGACTGGTGCGAGGAGAACCTCGACACAATTGTGGGCTGGCTCCGCGAAGAAGCGACCAAGAGAGGACTCCCTTTCCTCGACGCTGCCGGTCGCCTGCTCGTGCGTCGTGCCATCCGCAACGCCCGGCGTGCCGCTGCGAATTGACACCTTATCCACCATGGACGCAGGAGGACTCGTGCCGTGGCGGACGATCACACGATCACGATCGCGGGCGAGAAGTGGCTCTTGCGCTTCTCGCGACTGAAAGGTCGTGCCGACGGCTGGACGTGCTACGACGAGAAGCCGCCGAAGATGTTGGTCGATGAGCGGTTGACCGGCGGGCAGCGTCTTGAGACGGTCCTCCACGAGATCGCTCACGCGGTCCTCGGCTCCACGATCTCCGAAGAGACTGTGACCGAGCTCGCCCGCGTCCAGCGTCGTGTCCTCTGGCAAATCCTGCGATATCGGGAGGTGCCGCGTGGCGAGTAAGGGCAAGCCTGCGTCGATCGCCGACGAGATCGTCTCGCGGGTGAAGAACTACAAGCCCGGCTTCAACGCTTGGCACTGCGACCTGCCAGCCGACGTTCTCGCGGAACTGGAGGCGCTTCGCGAGCGGTGGGTGAGCGGCGAGCTCGGTCTGCAAAAGCGGGCGCTCGCACGGTCGATCATCCAATCGCTCAAGGACCGTGGTCTGCCCGTTAGCGGCGTACAGGGAGTCGAGCATTGGCTGTGCGCAAACAAGCGTCGCTAACCGACGCCGTCATTGCTGCCGCCGCGACGGCCGAGCAACTCGCTGCTGACGCCGAGGTCGCGCGCCTGCGTGCCGAGGTTGCGGCGTTGAAGGGACGCTACCGATCCGCGCTAGCCCAGATCGACCGCGAGCGGGAGCGTGCCGATGCGTTCGTCGGACTCAAGGGTATCGAGGCGAAGCGCCCGCTAACCAAAAGCGTAAAGGGCAAGCGCCACCCCGCGACGATGGTCGTGCTGCTCTCCGACATCCACTGCGAAGAGACCGTGCGGAGCGAGCAGGTCAACGGGCTCAATGCTTTCGACCTGGACGTGTGCGACGCCCGGCTCGCCGAGTTGAGCGAGCGATTCTTCGCCCTGCTCGAACACGAGCGGCAACTGTGCAAGATCGACCGCGTCGTCGTCTGGCTCGGAGGTGACCTAATAAGTGGGATGATCCATCCCGAGCTCGCGGAAGAGAACTCGCTCCACCCGCTCGCGGCGCTGCGATGGATCGGCGAGCGGCTGCGTGGATTCATCGACGCCGTGAGCGACACGGCCAGCGAGGTGCTGGTCGTCACGAGTTGCGGCAATCATGGCCGCACGACCGAGAAGCTCCGCACGAACGAAGCGGACACGTCCTACGAGCACCACCTCTACGTGACGATGGCGGCTGCGGAGTCGAGGAAGAACGTATCGTGGCGAGTGGGTGAAGGGCACCTCAACTACGTCGATCTCGACGGGTTCACGATCCGGTTCATGCACGGCCACGCGGTGCGATACCAGGGCGGCATCGGTGGCATCCACGTGCCGCTCAACAAGGCGATCGCCGCGTGGGACTCGACGCGACGTGCGGACCTCACGTGCCTCGGGCACTGGCACCAGTTCTCGTGGAGCCGCTCCGGGCGGTACGTCACGAACGGAAGCGTGATTGGACCGAGCGCCTACTCTGTGCGAATCAAGGCGTCCTATGAGCCGCCGTGCCAAGCGGCGTTCGTCGTCGATCACCATCGACGCGAAGTGACGCGAGCGTATCCCGTGTTCTGCGACAGAGACCTGAGAGGAAAGACGTGACCGAAGCCACCCTCGAATCCGCCAACGCCGCCCTCCGCAACGCCGTCGAGTCACGCCTCGCGGGGTGCCAGCCTGCGCTGGAGGTGGCGACGCGTGTGCTCGGCGACGCGTGCTGCGAGGCGACGAACCCTCGGTCGTCGTGCGCAAGTACCGAGCAATCGGAAACGTACGCGGAGTGGACGCCGCCCGAATACGCCACGCGGGTCGAGGCGGTCAAAGGTTTCGCCAGGCTCGTCGAGGAGGCACGGCCCGCGCGGGTCGCACGCGAGACGCACCCCACGTCGCAGGCGTTTTTCGACTTGTGCGATCAGATGAAGGAGATGCACCGTCGGAAGAGCCGAGACTACGGGTGCCCGAGCGGCGAAGACCCGCTGGCAAACATTCGCAACGGGGCGAAGTTCGTCGGCATCCCGTCGTGGAAGGGCGCGATGGTCAGGCTCTCCGACAAGGTGACGAGGCTGGCCGCGTACAACGCCACGGGCCGCCTGGAGAACGAGTCGCTCGAAGACAACCTCTTCGACCTCGCGTCCTACGCATTGCTCGCCCTGCTCCTGCACCGTGAGGGCCGCGATGCCGAAGCGTGACTCGCACCCGCCGCTCACCGAAGACGACCTCGCCCAGATCGAGCACCGCGCCCGGCGGTTCAGCGGTGCCTACACCGGCACGAGCGGCACGCTCGCGGGCGACGTGATCCGCCTGCTCGCGGAGCGTGCTCGCCTGCTCGCGATCATCGCCGTGCTTCAGAGCGAGGACGCGTGATATGTTTGGCGACCTGCGGCGACGCGTCGATCAACTGGCGTCCGTTGTCGCCGTGATGGCGTCGAACCAGCGGTCGATGGCCGAAGCGATGCGGACGCTCGTAGAGTCTGCCAACCAGAACGCCGAGCACTGCAACCGGAATTTCACGTCAATCGTCGAGTCGCTCCAGCAGATCGTCGATCGGCTCGGCGAAGATACGTCGGACGATTGGTGGCGAGAGTGACCACGCTCAGTTGATTCCGGGCAGCACCTCGCAAGGCGGCGGGTCGCGGTCGGTCAGGCGGCGATCAAGGTACCAGCGGTGCGTAATGCGGGGGCTGGAGTGATCTAGCAACTTGACGGCGTCGCCTCCGAGGGCGGCGTAGTGCGATGCCGCAGAGCGGCGCAACTGGTGAAAGCCGCACTTGCGGCCCGTCGGCAATCCGGCACGACGCACGACATCGCGGTACTTCGTCCAGAGGTACTCTCGCGAGCCAGGCCACTCGAACACGCGATCCTTGCCGCACGCTCGGGCGACGAGGTCATACGTCACCGGCGTGAGCCGGTAAGCACGGTCGCGTTTGCCGCCTTTTCGGTACTCGGCTCGCACGCTGAGAAACGGCGAGGCCAAGTCCTCTGGCCGACATGCCAGCACGGCTCCGATACGCTCGGCTGTTTCCCACAGCACGTTCACGAGCGCGGCGTACCAGATGCCCGCTGGCACCGTGCCGACGCGTCCAGGTGTCGCCACGGCTGCACGCACGAGGGACCGCAACTGATCGACGCTCCACGCCTCTGGAATGCGGTCTGGAAGCGGAGCGGGCGGCACACACGGCCGGTCCCGAACGAATCCGCGATCAGCGGCGAACCGCCAGAGCGCGATGAGCTGCGTGCGTTCCTTCTCGGCGGTGTAGGGACTGCGCGTGCTGCCACGGTGCTCAAGAAACCGGCTGATCGTCAGGTCGGTCAGGTCGTCAATCGTCGGCTCGTGCCGCAGCCACTTCCAGAACGAGCGAATCGTGCATCCGTACAGGCGGCTCGTGTTTGCCGATCGTCCGCGCAGCCGCAGCGGACGGTAGTAGTCATCGAACAGATTCTGCAGCGTCATCGCGTGCCTCCTCGTAGGGGATAGGTCACGCATCCAAGCGTCGCAAGTCGGCTCCTGCCTGTAGGGGTTGAAGCGATTAGTCGGCCGTCCGCGAATCCTGTCCCCGCCATTGCACGCCCGCCAGTCCGAGGGGATTGGCGGGCGTGCCTTGCTTCGAACGAAACTACAGGATCGCGAACAATGGTCAAGCAACCGGACTACATTTCGGTTCCGAAGGCGGCAGAAATCCTCGGATGCTCGGACGTTTGGGTCATTCGGATGATCGAACGCGGAGAGCTCGAAGGCTTCCGGCTCTCTGGCCGCGCGTGGGCGGTGAGTCGAGCGTCGGTGGCGAAGAACCACGAGGAGTACCTCAAGCGAGACCCCACCCTCTCGGGAAGAAAGCGGTCACGCGCGTGACTCGGCGTATTGACTCGACGCGTCATCGAGACTACGAATGGAGGTGAACGGGCAGATGGGAGAAAAGGAAGTGGTTTACCTGTCGATGGAAACTGCCGCGAAGCGACTCGGCTGCTCGTCGCCGACCGTGCGGCGCATCGCGAAGTCGCGCGGCGTCGGCATCCTCGCCGACGGCACCCGCATCGTCGCGGTCGCCGAGCACGAGCTTGCCTTGCTCAAGCCGTTCATCCACGAGACGAGCGGCAATCCGGTCTGGATCGCCGCCAGGGGCAAGGCGAAACGAAAGCCCCGCCGGTCCTAGGCGTTATAGAGAAGAAAAACGCAGGGCCAGAAAGGCTTCGCGGCGTCGCGTTTTTCGCGGGGCGGCTCCTAATCCCTTGCGGCGCAAGGAATTGCGGCCCGCGCAAACGCCCGCGAAAACGGGTTTTGACGCGGAAACTCTGGCGTCTACGGATCAGCATCGACTTTTTGGGTACCGCCCCAACCCGAAAAGCCCCTTTTATATAGGGAAAAACGGCCCTCCCGCGTTTTTTTGAAAGCCTATTGACGCGGACAGCCGATAGGTTATAATGCAGGGGTCAGCGCGGCGGACACCGCGAGACGCCAAACGGAGGACGAACGATGAAGACCTCAAGCAAGTTCGGAACGGGCGGCTGCTACACCTGTGGCGACTGCTGCCGCCAGACCCGGCAGACCGGCCGAGGCGACAACGAGAACTGCGGGCTGTGCGCCGAGTGCTACGACAGAAGCACCTTGGAGAACCAGATGTCCGACGAGGGCGAGACGCCAGAACTGCTCCGCGAGTGGCAGGGCTACATCGACTCCTGCATCGCAAAAGGCGGCAAGCCCAGCCAGACGAAGTGGTGGTGATTGTTCGGATACCCGCACTGCGGACGTTCCGCAGTGCGGGCGGGACTTCAACGGAGGACGAGACGATGGCGTTCAAGTTTCCCTGCGACATGACGGAAGACGAGAAGAAGCAGTACCACGCCCAACGGTTCGAGGACGAGCGGCGGGCCGGTGCAAAGCGGTTCGGCCTCAAGCCCGAAGAGGTGCTGTTCTACAACCATGGCATCTGCTACGACCGGATCGTCGTGACCACGATGCGGGCAGCTCGCAAGGTCGCCAAGGCGGTCGATGGTGAAACGGCAAACGGCGGCTACTTCGACGGGACGCCGCTCGGCGGTATCTCCGAGGCCACGATCAAAGGGATCAAGGGCTTCGACGTTCGGTGCTGATTGTTCGGGACTACCAACAACTGAGGACGAAACGATGGACAACGCAAGACTAGTTCCTGTCGATGGCCGCGAGTACCGCATTGCGTTCGTGCGGGCCGACGGCGAGTTCGATGTCGTTGATCGCTTCATGGAACTCGACGACTACGGGGCCAACGCCTACGCGGAGCAGTACTACGGCGGACAGGAGTGGTTCGTGCTCGATCGGGACGGCCGCAACATCAACTGAGGTGAGTGACCATGCAGACCTTCCTCCCCTACCACAACATCTGGGCCTCGGCCCGGTGCCTCGACGACAAGCGGCTCGGAAAGCAGCGCGTCGAGTGCAAGCAGATTCTCATCGCCCTCGGCATCGACGTTGGAGAGCATCGCGGCAACCCGGAGTCGCGTTGGCGGAATCATCCAGCGGTCCGAATGTGGCGAGGCCACGAGCTCGCCCTCGCCGAGTACGCCGAGATCATGTGCGTCGTGTGGCGTATGCGCGGATTCAACGACACGCTGCGCAACCAGTTCCGCGATGTGATCCGAAACGTCGGCTGCACGCCGTCACCCAACTGGCTCGGCTACGACCGGCTGCACGCCTCGCATCGGAGCAACCTGCTCCGCAAAGACGCTCGACACTACGGTCAGTTCGGATGGCAGGAGCCAGCCGACCTTCCGTACTGGTGGCCTGTGGACAAGGAGGTGACGGCATGAGCAAGCCGAGCGACCTGGAGATGCGGATGATGATGCTCGGTGCCGCGCTCGCGCGGTGGAACCCCGAGGCGGCAAAGATTGTGGCTGACGCTATGGTCGAATTGGAAAAGGCCCGCAAGGCGAAGGCAAGAAGGAGAAAGAAATGAAACGGCAGGCGTTCTTCTACAAACGGCAGACAAAGTTCGTTCGACGGCCTGCAGAGATCGAGATGCGGCGTCACGAAGATGTAGTCGGCATCGGAGTCTGGCCCGCACGTGACGCGACCGATCCGCACGAGCGGCTTCCGGCCTTGATCTTCCTCACGCCGCAGGAGGCGATGGCTGTGGCGTCGTGGCTGTCGGAAAGCGCCGAGCACTTGATGGCGAAGGCGGCGCGTGCTGCGGCACGCAAGGCGGCGAAGCTCGCGGCGAAGCGGGAGGCGCAGTCATGATCCGCGACCTCGTCCGCACCGCATGCGTCGTGTTCGTTATGGTCGTCGCGGCGGCGCTCGTGGTCGAAGTCCGCGAGCGGCTCGCGGTGCTCGACATGGCGGTGCGGATGCAGCCGGTCACGTACGGCTACGCGCCGCAGGCCGCACCGGAGCCTCGCCCGCTGGCCAGGTTCGGGCGGGCCACGCTCGATCTGGCCGACGCGGCCCTGGGGGTGGTCCGGTGAAAACCCGAAAACACTGGGCAAAACGAGGCAAAAAATTATTTTGAAAAGCCTATTGACGCGGAAAGCCGATAGGGTACAATGGGGGAGTTCGCGGCGGACACCGCGACAGACGACGAAACGGAGACACGACGATGACCACAGCCAGCAAGATGGACTTCAAGAAGATCAAGGACGCGATCAACTACCTCGGCCGCGACGACATGCGGACGCGGCTCACGACGAAGGTCGGAGACAATCCAGCGAGCGTGGACGCCACACTCGCGCTGATCGAGAGCCTGTGTGCCGTGATCCGGCAGCAGGAAGGACTTGTGGTCGAGGAGATCACGGTCGGCTGATTGTTCGGATACGTAATCGGCCTGGCCTCGTCGGCCGTGCCGCTGGACTGATTGTTTAGGTTCGGTAACTAACGGAGGACTCTGACATGACGACGATGATTGCGAACAACGTGGCGGATCGCGTGCGTTCGGCGTTCGGTTTCAGCGTGGACAAGTTTCCGCTCTCGGGACCGGATGGTATGCGGACGCCGTTCTATGGGCTCTTCAAGAGCGACGACGGCACGGCGGTCGGATACGGATCGGTCAGCGATCGATACGAGCCGCACACGACCGACGACGTGCTGGCCCTCGTCGAGGCTGCGGGGCATGCGTTCGATGGCGTGGCCGATGTGAAGTGCCACTTCGACCACGGTCACTACGTCTCGATTCAGCCGAGCAAGGAGCAGCGGCTCGCGGTGTACGGCACAGCCGACAACGTGTTTCCGCGCATCGTGATCGACGCGGGCTACGGCGGGCAGGCGTTCCGGGCCTCGCTCGGTCTGTACCGCGACCTGTGCCGCAACATGATGATCCTGCGGCAGGCCGAGGGCACGACCGTGTCGATCCGGCACACGTCGAGCCTGAGGCTCCAGATGGACGAGCTCGTCACGACGTTCGCTTTGCTGGAGCAGACGTGGGGCAACCTGCAGACGGTCGTGCAGCAGATGGCGAACCGCGAGGTTCGCATGGTCGAGTTCCTCAATGCCGTCTACGGCGAGCCGAAGAGCGACGAAGGCCGGTCCGTGACGATCCACCGCAACCGCACCGAGGCGATCTTCAGGCGGCTCCAGAACGAGCGGGTCCGCACCGGTCGCGGCACGATCAGCAACGACTTCGTCGTGACCGGCTGGGATGCGTTCAACGCCGTGCAGGGCTACGTCCAGCACGACGCGACGCGTCGCGGACGGCCGAGCGACATGGAGCGGATCATCAGCGCGCTGCACGACACGAAGGTCGCAGCCGCCGAGCGAATCGCTCTCGCACTCTGACCGTGGCGTAGTCCACCACGGTTCGCCCGGCGGGAGCGGGTTCCTCCGTTCTCCCGCCCCGCCGGGATCTTTCTTTCAAACGAACGGACGCAGGGAGTGCGAGTCATGTTTCGGGTCTACGTGTTCGTGTCGTCTTACGACCAGAGGGTGGTGGCCAGCATTCAAGAAGTCGAGCCGATCGAGTGGCAGGGCAAGACGATGTATCGGGATCTCGCTACTGGCAGGGTCGATCCGAACTACGGGCGTGAGGGCGAGCCCGTGTTCGCCACGAGAGAAGAGGCGGTTGCCGAAGCGATCGCAGGGCTCGGGCGTCTCGAAGAGCAGTTCGCGGCGATGTGCCGCAGCAAGATCGACGAGTTGCAGATGGAGGTGGCAGCGTGAACTGGCAGGTCAAGACCGGCGAGCAGTCGTCTCTCGGCGTCGGCTCGGCGATCGACATCGTCGTCGGGCGATTGGAGTACCTCGCCCAACACGGCAGTCGGTGCAACCAGCAGCGACTGCTCGGCGAGGCGATCGAGTACGCGAGGTTGCTACGCGGGTGGATTCGTGAACACGAGCCGAGGGTGGAGCTCAAGCCGTGGACGGGCGACGGAAGCATCGAGTCGCAGAGTCGGCAGGTGCTTCGCGCTGGTGGCAAGTCTGGCCCGATGAGCGACGGTTGAAAAAGGAGAAGAGCAATGAGTTGGCACGACTCGTTCGATCGCATGAAGCGGCGTCCGCATCTGCTCGTTGTCTGCCCGCAAGCCGTCGCACCGGCCTGGGGGCGCGTCGTCGAGGCTGCGTCTCGCGGAGAACTAGCCGCGTGGTCGCATCAGTCGCAGGCGGCTGCGTGGTACGCAGAGCGGCACGCCGGAATGCTCGCGATGGATATGGGCACCGGCAAGACGTTCGCGGCCCTGCTGGCCCTCGACGCGATGCGGCATCCGCTGGTCTATCTCGACCTGTCCCGTGGCACGGGCAAGCAGCGAGCCGAGCGGCTGCAGTCCGCTTTGTCGGTCGCGGGCGGGAAGTGCCTCGTCGTCGTGACGAACTACGAGTCGATCTGGCGGTCGGCTCTGGCTCCGACGATCGAGTCAGTCAAGTGGGCGGCGATCGTGCTGGACGAGTCGCATCGGATCAAGGCACCGGGCGGTGCCGCGAGTCGATATCTCGCGAGGCTCGCTGCGAAGCAGCCGCATGCGAGGAGGCTGTGCCTTACCGGGACGCCGATGCCGCACTCGCCGCTCGACCTGTACGGGCAGTTTCGGTTCCTCGATCCGCAGGTGTACGGCACTTCGTTCGCGAGGATGCGTGCTCGATTCGCAGAGTGCGACACGAGGTTTCCATCGAAGGTGAAGTATTGGAAAAACCAAGACGAGTTGACGGCAAAGCTCGACGCACACTCGTTCCGCGTCACGGCAGACGAGGTGCTCGACCTGCCAGAGGCGATTCATGAGACGTTGCCGGTGGAGTTATCTCCAAGGGTTCAGCGGTTCTATCGGTCGCTCGAATCGGAGATGGTCGCGGAGATCGAGTCTGGGACGGTTACGGCGGCGAACGCGCTAACGAAGCTCCTGCGGATGCAGCAGGCGACCGGAGGATATGCCCGCATCGACGGCAGTTCGGAGGTCGTGCCGATCGACGGCACGCCAGCGAAGCGGATGGTGCTGGCCGATCGTCTTGAAGACCTGCCCGTGACCGAGCCGGTGGTCGTGTTCTGCCGGTTTCGCTCCGACCTCGAAGACGTTGCCGCCGTGGCCCGAGAGTTAGGCCGCGAGTACGCCGAGGTATCCGGCGAGCGGAAAGACCTCGAACGGTGGCAGCGAGGCGACGCGGTCATTCTCGGCGTGCAGATGCAGTCAGGCGGCGTCGGCATCGACTGCTCGCGTGCCGCTTACGCCTTCTATTACTCGCTCGGCTTCAGCCTGGGCGACTACGAGCAGAGTCTGGCACGGCTGCGGCGGCCTGGGCAGACGCGATGCGTGCGGTACTACCACCTCGTCTGCGAGGGCACGGTGGACGCACAGGTGTATGCGGCACTACGGGAGCGTCGGCACGTCGTCGAGGCAGTGCTGCAACGGTTGACGCCGAGAAGGGAGTCGGTGGCATGAGCACTAGATTTGAAGACGAGATTGACGGACAGCACGAACAATCCATGCGGTTGTCGAAACTGCTGGAGCGCGTGGCCGAGTTGCAGGACGCCAAGGACCGCATCTCGGCGGAACTGGCGAAGGTGAGCAAGGAACTGAAAGGAGTGGAGTCGCTCGCCGTCGAGCAGTTGTCGCTCTCGGGCCTCGACGGCGTGCGGGCGGCAGGCAAGTCGTGGTTCGTGCGGGAGTTCTTCGCGGTATCGATTCCGACCGAGAACAAGGAGAGGGTGCTGGAGATCGCCAGCGAAGCCTGCCCTGAGCTCGTGTCGGTCAACACGGCGAGCCTGAAGAGTTGGTTGCTGGAGGAGCGGCGCGGACAGGACGGCACCGAAGGCGGGCTGGCCGATGGCACGCCGTTCGAGGGTTTGATTTCGGAGTTCCGTGAGATGCGGCTGTCGCATCGCACGCTGGGTTGATTGTTCGGGTATCGTTCTTATCCTCAAAGAAAGGAGTGCCACGATGGCACCGACAGGTGAGTTGATCACTGGGACGGATTCTAAGTTTCTTGCACTGCGCCCCGACTCGGACGTACGCGAGGCTCTGATGGCGAACCTGGGGCCGGGCGAGACGCTCAACGCGTCGGACCTTCCCCGCGTGCCGACGCCCGCTGGCGGCGGCAAGGTCTGGTCGTGGATGGACAGCGGCAACAACGAACAGAGTGCCAAGTCCATCGACGGCGTGCTCGTCTACTACGGCGTGCGTGGCACGCTGTGGGGAAGCGAGGAGCCGCAGGGCAAGGTGTCTCCGGTGCTCGTTTCGTATGACCTCATGACTGCGGTCAGGGTCAACGACGACATCGGCGACCTTGACGAGGATGCGTTGGAGTCGTGTCGCGTGGGCGACCGCCTCTATGACTGGACGAGGCTTCCGTACAACCAGTACGGCACGAGCAAATCCGGTCGCGGCAAGCGGTGCAAGGAGAGCAGGCTGCTCGCCGTGCTGCGGCAGGACGAGGCGTGGCCGCTGCTGGTCACGGCTGGGCCAGGGTCGCTGAAGACTGTGACGCCGTTCGTGAAGCGGCTTCCGGTGCCGCACTTTCGTGCGGTCGTGAGCCTGACGCTCGACAAGGTCGAGAACAGTGGAGGCCAGCCGTATTCGCAGATCGTGCCGAAGCTCCTCGGCACGCTGTCGAAGGAGGAGGGCGAGATCGTGAAGCGGCTCTACACGGTGCCGCTGTCCCGCGTGGCGACTCAGATCGACGTGCCGCAGGATGCGGCGTAGTCAGGGATCGGCTCGTCGGTCGCTTGTACCCCCCGCCGCGTGGAGACGCGGCGGGGGGGCTCTCATCACACGGAGGAATCATGACCACGTCGATTGTGAACGTCGCACTCTCGTACGCGGCGCGAGGATGGAAGTTGGTGCCGCTCTACGGCGTCACCGAGCCAAAGGTCTGCACTTGCTGGAAAGGCAAGGACTGCGGCACGCCGGGAAAGCACCCGGCAGGAGGAGACGGCTGGCAACTGCACGCATCAGACGACGAGGAGACGATACTGTCGTGGTTTCAGGGCAACAAGCCGGTCAACATCGGAGTCCTGCTCGGGCCTGCGTCTGGCGTCGTGGACGTTGAGCTTGACGACGACGATGCGAAGGCGGCGTGGGAGTCGCTCGGCCTGGGTGAAGTCTGGACGCCGACGTATCGCGCCGGTCGTGGTCCGCATCGGCTGTTCCGCTGGGACGAGGGTCTGCCTGCGGTGCAGGTGCGCAAGCCGCTCGGCATCGAGGTTCGTATCGGCAACGGCGGCAAGGCGGCGCAGTCGGTGCTGCCGCCGAGTCGGCACCATACCGGCGTCTACTACGAGTGGGTGCCGGGACTGTCGCCGGACGACGTGGAATTGGCACCGCTTCCTGAGAAGCTGGTCGCCCTGCTCTGGAACGATGACGGCAGTGGGTTC